CTTTAGCTTGAAAGCCTACTACGTCAGTGATAGCCGCCGCATCCCCAGCAGGAGCAGGCTCTCCTAGAATTTCTGTTCTTTGTTTTTCTTCAGCCGCTTTTGTAGAAGATACTTGAGTTTCTGAACCTGTCACGTCCCTTGCGAAAGTTCGTGAATCAATAGTGAACTGAGCTTCTTTAGCTAAAGTACTACTTTTTTGATCGGCAGTAGTTGTCACACCTTCCGCTTTTTCAGTAAGCTCTCTAATTTCATCAGGGTCTGCGATAGACTCTGCACTTAAATCACCTATAGCTGAAATTGTAGGGTCTAAGTCAACTGCCTTTGCCGCTGTGTATTCGGCTGGCTCAAAAGTAGTTACACTTTCTGCCTGAGCAGTTCCGGGAGCAAGTGTTGTCGTAGCTGTTCCTGCTATAGCTTTTTCTCTTGAAATAGCAGTGGCATCATCTAGCTTTTCAGTTTTAGTGCTCAGACCTGCTTTAAGTTTAGTAGTATCGGGATCTGTTTCTTTTACATCAGAAACAGCTAACTTTTTTACTGTAGCAGAATTAACTGTTGGCTTTTCAGGAGAAGTTATTTGAGGACGAGGAATGCTTTTAACAAAATCCTCTACATTTGTTTTGTTATTAGCCATATTATTTCCTTGTTGCCCTGTCTGCCCTATACTGCTATAAATATCTTCAGGAAGTCCACTGCCGTTATTTTCTGTTATATTAAGATTTCTAGCATTTTCACCTTGCCTAGCTTTCCAAGCATTGTGAGCATTTTTGTATGCATTCTGACCACCGACGTTTCCTTTATAATCAGATCTTTTAGGCTCTGGATCAACATTACTAGTTGTTGTATTAGTCGATGTCGGAGTAGTAGTAGTAGTAGATGTACCACTGTTTGTCACAGAAACTTTTCCATATTTAGCTACTCTTTCAGCTTCGAGTCGAGCCGCTTCTGCTGCTTGTTCAGCGGCAAGTTTGTCCTCTTTTTCTTTAGCAGCTTTTTCTGCGGCTTCTCTAGCCGCTTTTTGTTCGGCAGTTTCTTGCAGCTGAGGTTTATTTTTTTTCTGCGATTCTATATTACGTTTTATCTCTTCTTCAGTAATAATATCAATATTACCTTCGACACCTCCAAAATACTTTTTAGTTCGGCCACCCTTAGATTTTTTTTGACGAAGAGAAGTTAGTATTTTATTAGTATTTTTACTAGATCTTTTATTACTCATTATTTATCCTAAGTGTGTAATAATAACAGAAGAGGCACCAGTAAATACCACGCCTACTACAAGCCATGCAAGTCTTTCCCACCGTGCAGCATGAGATGCAGCTAACTCCCTTAACTGTTTTAACTCAGCCGTGGCTTCTCCCCAACGCTCTCCACATTCTTTCTCATGTTGAGCAATCTTTTCTAAAGCCTCTAGAGCTATTTCCATCTCAGTTTTTACTGCCATAACTACTTTCACCTACTGCTTTGCTTTACCAACATTAATGGCTAACAAGTCTGTAAGTTTGTAAAACTTTTCAACCCATTTATTATTATTAGGAATAGGTTTTAAAGCAGCAATAATAGAAGCTACAGTAACAATTGTTGTAATAATATTAATTAAATCCATTTTAAACTCCTTAAAAGATTATAGCATATTTTCTGAAGGTTGTCTACTGTTAAAGTTTTATTTATTACCAATTTGGTTTAGGGATGTCTTCCATGCTTGGGAAATCTTCAGTAGCTGGATAGTCACGAAGCAGTTGGCGATATGCTAATATTTCAGTTCTTTTTCCGTGATCCGTAATTGCTGCAAGTTCATCTGTTTGCCGCAAGCAAAGCTGCAACTGATCTCTACATATTTCTTCCATGTCCATAACTAAGATACCCTATAATAAGTTGTTGAAACTGAACCCAGTGATCCTGAAGGATTACCAACTACATCTGGTGTAGGAATTTTTGTCTGTGTGGTTGAGTTAGTATACATACCAACCAAATGACCGTTATGTACTTCAGAGTCTTCCCAGCCTGCTGATACAGAAGCACCTTTGTTTGTGCCGTCAAGTGCGTACATGTGGCAATTGGAAGTATCAGTAACCAAAAACACATTGTTTGTTGAATCAACAGCAAGGGATACAAGTGTTGAGGAAGTATGTGGCGTGTCAGAAAGAGTTACAAAACTAACGTAGCTGGAACCAGTTGCGTTGTACTTATGGATTTTAGAATTAGACCCATCAAGTACATAGAGGTTAGTGCCATCGTGCGCTATGCCTACAGCATTTGTCCCACTGACTTTATTACTAATGTCTATAGTAGAAACAAAAGCATTACTAGTGGTTGAGTAGGTGTGTATATTTGTACCGTTTAAGTTGTACAAAACATTATTGTGGTACGCAAGCCTATAAGGTGTTGCTTGTGAAGATGTGCTAATAGCAGTACCAAGTGCCTTAGTTGTTGGATGTATAGCAAAAATCTTGTTTTCATTAGTGTGCCCAATGTAAATAGTACTTGCGTCCTTAAATGCGTAGCCTCTGTAGCCTGTAGCAAAATACTGTGTATCAAAAGTAATTGTGGTAGTCACGCCTGAATATTTTCCAGCGAAAGGTGCAGTCTGATTACTTCTTTGAAACATTAGTGCGTGAGTTCCGTGAACAAACGGTGCCCTGTAGTTGTAGTTGTTAGTATTATCTATGTTAGATATGTCATAATTATAATTGTTTTGGACGTTAGTATAACGGGCATCCCATGTTGATAGGTGCTGATTAGAATAACTACTAGAAGGTCTTACCTTTATAGTAAATCTGTAAGTTGACTGACTAGTTCCACTTAAACTGTCGGGCCAGACCTCTGGATTTCTCCACCACTCGCCATTAGTAGGCCCTGTAAAAAGAGTTTTTGAGGTTATTTCTGTAAGCTCCCCAGAGGTATTATTTAAGTTAGGTACTGCATAGGTTACTTGATATGTAGTAGCACCCTGTGCTTGACCTTGATGCAGAACAACAATACGGTCAGTGCCGTCAATATGCAAAAAGATTGCTTTCACATAATTTCTATTAGGAGGCCATCCACTTCCAGTCCCATAGTCTGTTAGGTCAAAAGTGCCGTAATGCGTCTGTAGATCATTACTCAAATATGCAATTGCTGGTACTTGGTTGGTGCCGCCATCTCCAGAGAAAAAAGCTCTTAGGTTGGTAGCAGGCAAATTACTAGCTAGTGCGCGTGAAGTCATTCCATAAGCAACACAGCTAATTTTGTCTGCGGAACAAGTTGTAGGAAAAACTGTACCATCACGAAGATTCCTGCTTGATACAAAAGTAGTTCCATAACTACTGAACTTATTGACCCACCCGGTGCTTATTATACTAAACATTTCTTGAGTCCCGGTGTCAGCCATTCCGCCACCGTTATTTTGATATACGGTACTTACACCCTGCCAAGGAGATAAACTAGTATCATAGTCAGAATGGTTTGCTAGAGTTCCGGAACTAATAAAACTTTTTACTGGAGCATCAGGGTATGTAGAAGAAGACGCTGTAAGTCCTGTTCTAAGAAAAACTTCACTCCCTTTAGTTACAGTATTTGCCGTATCAAGTAAACTTAGGTTTCCACCAATAGGAACAGATACACCGCCGCCGCCACCTAATTTAATAGCCATTTATAGCTCCTTCCATCCAATAGTTGAATCAACATAAACCAGAGAAGCTCCAGCATCTGCTGCTAGTTCCCCATCGTCTGTTGCTGAATTAATTTTTGAGCCGTTACGAGCTACAGTGACTGTGCCGGTTCCAGCGTTCTTAATAAATACTACATCACCAGCACTAGGGCTTGCGGGTAGTGTGATTGTTACTGCACTGCTTGAGTTAACAATAAGCTGGTCTTTACTAACAGCAGTATAGTTTCCTGTCTTGATAGCAAAGTCATTATAAGCACCACCAATAGTTGCAAAGGCTAGTGTACCACTACCATTAGTGGTTAAACTTTGACCTGCTGTACCATCAGCCGTTGGCATTTTAAGACCGTTTAAGTTGGTAGAAGCTGCGTTATAGGCATGATTACCCATATAAGCATGACTTGAACACTGATAGTAAAGGACGCTAGGCGTTTCTCTATCTACTGCTATCTGTGTATAAGCTCCTGCACTTCCCGGAGTACCAGTGGTCGTTACGCCTGTAGTGTAAGCTGTTGTTTTAGCGGCATCCATGTAAAACAACAAAGGATGCCCACTGTTTGACCCGTCTGCTTGATCAAAACGATAAAAATATTCAGTGTTAGCTGTGACACTATCAGCACCGTGTAAATTAATAGCAGGAGACTCAATACCATTTAGGAAATAACCTGAGCTACTTCCGTCTCCATTATATGGATGTGCTGAAGTTTTAGAAGCTACTGTAACTGTAAATATTACGGGGCTTGAAGAACTTCCGTACACTCCACCTGCACCAGCACCCGCTGCAAGTTTTGTAGATGTGATAGCACCATCAGCAATTGCAGAAGCTGTAATGGCATTGTCAGCGATTGCAGCAGAAGTTACTGCATCGTCAGCAATACCAGTAGCTTTAATTTTTGTTGTAGCCATTTTACGCTCCTAGTTCTGGGCGAGTAGCTGGAAAGTCTGACGTACTAGGCCAATCCCGTAGTGCCTGACGATACGTTAAGATGTTATCTCTGTTAGGCCAGTCTGGGGTCTGTGCTGCTTTGTCTGTAGACTCTAGTTCTTCATCACGCCATAACCTTGCAGCGCCTTCCGCTGAAACAGGACTTGTAGCAGTAGCAGCCTCTTCGTACCTACCAGCATAATTTGCCTCAACAAACGCTAGGTCAGCTACAATGCGGTTAACTTCTTCGTTGCTTTCATTCTTAATAATATAATTAGCCATTGTAGCCTCCGTTAAACAAACATGATGATGCAGACGCCATCACCGCCCGGCCCCCAAACGCGAGCCGTGGCAGATGTAGCGGTATGGAAGGGGCCGCTAAAGGCACCGCTACCTCCACCACCAACTCCTCCGTTACCAGTGCCTACTTGGCCAGTGCTGGTCGTGTCTACGCCGCTTATCCAAGTAAGCGCACCGCCACCCCCAAAGCCACCGCCGGTTGCGGATTGGTAATAATGGCCAGTGTTTCCGCTGGGATTGTAGCCTGAACTGGCACCAGACCCGCCTCCAAAACCACCATTTCCAGAGTAAACACCAGTGTTGTGAGTGTGGTAGGCATAGCCTCCATTGCCTTGAGCGTCAATAGTGCTGATCGTAGGACTAGTATTTGGGCCGCCTGAAGTACCGGTAATCATTTTAGTCGATGTCGGTGCTATTGGTTCTGCTGCGGGAGCGTCTTTTGCGGAACTTCCACCTAAACTAAGGTAGGCATAAGCACCAGTGCTAGTAACACCAAGGACATCACCTCCGTTACCTCCAACACCTGCGCCGCCAGTAGCAATAATTTTATCTTGACCGCCCACAGCACCTGTCATAGTCACGCTGCCGCCATTAAAGGCTGTGCCATAAAGAGCAACAGCGCCTCCTCCTGTTGTTACAGCATTGTTGGGGCATCCAGCCACCCTTGAGATAGTACCCCCAGTGCCACCTGTGTAATTAAAGTCACCACCACTAGCAGTACCGCCTGCTCCTCTAGCAGTAGAGACAGCACTAGAAGTAGATGCGCTAAACTGCCCACCACCGCCACCATTAGCAACCATGTTTACAGACACCGCTGCGGAAGCAGTAACAAAGCTAGTGTTGCCCCCGTTGTTACCTACTCTAGAAGAGTTAATATTATTTGGTGCCAACGTACTAGCGCCTCCAGCGCCAATAGTGATCGTGAAGGTTTCTCCTGCTGTTACATTGAAAGTTTTTTCGCTGTAACCACCACCGCCACCGCCTGTAGCATCTCCTTGGTTCTGATCTATGCTTGCGTTTTTATTAGCAAGGAACGCACCTTGACCTCCACCACCAGTAATGATGACTTTGATCCTACCTGTTAATGGCGCTGTAAAAGTCTTTGACTGACCAATAACAAACTGTGTTGTGGGTATTGGTGCTGCATCTCCACCACCGCTAATAAAATCTGTAAAGTTGCTCATGCCATTGCCCATCCTACTGTAGAGTTTGTATAAATAAATTGAATTGAAAGATATTCTTTATCTAGTGTCATATCAGTACCACTAGACATAATGTTACTTCCGTTACGTCCAACTACTGTGTTTGTAAAGTTTCCAACTGTGATTAAAACTCTTTGACCAATTGTAGGTGACGCAGGTAATGTAATGGTTCTTCCAGCAGTATCCACATATACATGTGTGTTTACCGTAGCTGTTATGCTTGCACTAGTAACTACTGACGTTATACCAACTGTCACAGGCTCAGAAGCTATCTTAGCTGCTGTTACTGCATTGCTTGCTATCTTGGCTGTAGTAATATTAGAATCAACTATAGAGGCTGTTACAACTGAACTTGTTGCTAATTGATCGGCACCAACAGCATCGTTTGCAATTTTAGCTTGTGTTATATTGTCATCTACTATAGAGGCTGTTACAACTGCATTTGCAGCTAACTGGTCTGCACCAACAGCATCGTTTGCAATTTTAGCCTGAGTTACATTGTCATCTACTATAGAAGCGGTAACTACTGCACTCGCTGCTAATTGATCTGCACCAACAGCATCGTTTGCAATTTTAGCTTGTGTAACCGCATCGCTTGCTAATTTAGCTGTAGTAACCGTGCCATCGCCCGGAGTTGTTGAAGCAGCAACAGTAGAAATAATAATAACTTCTACCTTAACGCCTGTGGCTGGGGCAGTGCTAAAAGTAAGTGTAGTTCCGCTAAAGCTAAAAGTATCTTTATGCTGATATACACCATCAAAATAAACTTGAATAGAGTTTTCAGAAGCAGGTGTAACAGACATGGTGAGCGTTGTGTCGCTTCCATCGCCTGTCATGGTGTCTAGCGTGAACTGAGCCTCACCGCCTCCAATGTCTCCCCAAGAAGTAGTATAGCCCTCAAACTTTCCAGTTGTACTGTTATATCTAAACTGTCCTGCTGAAGCCGTAGGACGCTGTGCTGTAGTACCAACAGGGAGTTTTAATGCTCCTGTCGTGCCCATTGTAGTAGTAATTGCTGTAGCGTGATTGCCCATATAAGCATGTGAGCTACACTGATAATATAAAATATTAGGCGTATCAGACGTTACAGCTATTGTAGTATGAGCACCGGCACTTCCGGGAGTTCCTGAAGTTGTTACACCAGTTGTGTACGCCGAAGTCTTAGCTGCGTCATAATAAAAACGTAATGGGTGTCCGCTGTTTGAAGAATTAGATTGATCAAACTTATAATAGTATCCACTAGAGCTTGTAATACTATCTACGCCTAGTAAAGATAATGCTGGAGACTCTTCACCATTTAAAAAATATGCACTGCTAGAACCATCACCGTTATAAGGATGTGATGAAGTTTTTGAAGCTACTGTAACTGTAAACACTACAGGGCTTGAAGCACTACCATAATCTCTTGTTACGATAGAACCAGTAACTTGAGAGTCTACATAAGCTTTAACAGACTGTTGAGTAGGCACAAGTGTTGCACTATTAGAAGACATAGTATCTTCATCTACGAATGCAGTTACATTGATTGAACCATCATTAAGACTTCCAAAAGTTAAGTTTGTAATGGCAACAGCATCAATTGTGCCACCTTCTACTTTATTACCAGAAATCTGATTGTCTGCAAGTGTAAGAGTACCTCCTGAGACATCTAAAGCATTACCAGATCCTACAGTAATATTAGCACCATCTACAGTGCCTCCATTAATATCTGGATTTGTTAAAGTCTTGTTAGTAAAAGTTTCACCACCTGCAAGCGTAGCTACAGTGCTGTCAATTGCAAAAGTTACTGTATTACCTGAACCAGACGTATTAATACCTGTACCGCCTGTAAAGGTCATAGCTTCGCTGTCAAGGTCAATGCTTAAAGCACCACCAGAGTCTGCACTAAAGTCCAAGTCCTGTGCAGTTACTTGAGCGTCTACATAAGCCTTAATAGACTGCTGAGTAGCTAAAGACGTATTACTATTAGAAGTTAAACCATCTTCATCAAGAATAGAGGTTACTGTAGTACCACTGTTTAATACAAGGCTGTCAAGATTAGCAGTACCGTTAATGTATAAGTCTTTCCACTCAGCCCCTGTAGCACCTAAGTCATGAGTATTATCCGCACTGGGAAGCAAGTCAGAAGCTACATCAGCACTAAAAGATACTGTATCTGTAGCAGCATCACCAAAAGTTAAGTTACCTGCAATGGTTGCGTTGCCAGTTACTGTAAGATTACCGCCTACACTTAGATTATTAGAAAGCGTTGTAACGCCTGTGACACCTAAAGTACCTGCAACTGTAGCATTTACATCTACATCTAAAGTATCTACATGTGCTGTACCATCTAA